GCAGATGGTATACCACTAATCGCTCTAGTGTTAAATTGAACAGCAGTAACTAACTTTCTTATACCAGATGTTAAATCTTGTAATGAACTAATTAATGCTGCAGCTGGATTACCGCCACTACCCATACTTGCTCCTGAGCCACCCATAGGTGAACTTCCTGATTGAGCCAGTTGGTTAGATTGTTTTTGAAGTACGAGTTCCATTTATTTACTCTCTAGTCGTTTCTTTTCTTCTTCTAAGTATTCTTTTAACATAAAGACATAGACCTCTCGCTCGAACGGTAACATGTTATCAATATCTGATAAAGCATATTTGTGGTACTGCATCAAGGCAAAATTCATTTTATAATGATTCACCAAGCTGTCATGACAAAGGTTTATTAAAAAAAACTTTGCATTCCCTCCAACAGGATGGTATGCGCTTTGTTACAAACAGGACAATTATAATTAACAGTATGAGTCAGCTTTGGCATAGTATCAAAGAAACTTTGTATCTTACCAAACTGCTCAGAAGTTAGATTATTAATAAAATCCATGAGTTCTTGTTCAGTTTGATCCTTTGAATGATACACTGACTCTGCGTCATAAATGTAATCAATTGATGAAGCCACTAATTTAAAAGTATCATCAGCTGTTACTTCACCACCTTGTAGTTTTTTAACATCATCAATATTAGGATACTTCATAACTACACCGACAGTGCCGAACAACTCAATCTTGTTAGTATGTCCTTCTTTTTCTTGCACAGTCAACTGCGATAGATCTATCGTATGTTGAATCTTAGCCTTTGCGTTATCTTCTCCGTGATCTTCATCACAGGATAATACGATATCAACAGTTTCACCGACAGACTTAGATCTTAACTGAGTGAAAATGTATTCGATATCAAAGATTGCTAGTTTATTGATTTCAATAGGTTCTGTGACGCATGATTTAATAACTTCCTTTAAACTATCAATCATAATTCTTTGATCATCACTTTGTTGTGCTATCAACAGTGTTTTTTGATCTTTAACTAAAAATGGTCTATATGTAATAGACTTTTTAGTTGATGGAATCACCAAGTTATAAATTGGTGTACTGTTCATTGGCAATGCCATAATTATTCTCCTTTAGACATATTCTTAATTAACTTATTCAATTCAGCAGTGCTACCTGTAAAGATAACATTGTTATTCGTCACTTCTTTCCCAGACCTTTCTTTAGGTGCGTCTAGTTTTTGCTTCTGTTGATGTAGATCCAATAACTGTTGGTTTATATCAGCCAACTGCTTCATTAGATTTCCAACAACTTCAAATGCTCTTGGATGCTCAGACTGCATAGCCACATCAAGTGACTTCTGTAGTGCTTCCTGTCCTTGCTGAAGTAAAATACGAAGATTGTTTCGAGTGATATCGAAGTCATCTTGTATTCTATTTGTAGAGTCGTTAATAACTTCTCCAGTCTTTGTTATCACTTCAGTGTTGCCCATTGGCTGTATCCCAAACTCGGCAGATAATGTCTCATCAATCTTCATTCGCAATCCTTAATGATGTATTTATTAGAACTTCAATAATCCTGGAAGTTTTGTAACTCCGTAAGATAGAACAGAACCAGTAACAAAGTTACCTGCAGTACTACCCAATGTTCTATTCAATGTTTCTTGGAATCCTGTAAAATTCTTAGTTAATTTATCAATGAAACTAGTAGGAATTTTTTGATCATCTGCCAGTTGTGTTACTGGAGTTGCCTTCCAATATTTGTACTGCATATTAACAGTTAGTTTCATAACATCTTTAGAAGCATTATCTAAAGAAACTGCATTAAGATTCTTTGGATATGCCTCGAACAATTCGACTTGATATCTTGTTTTATCATTAATGTCTTGCACCTCAATAGTAAATTTAGGTGCAATGTAAGTGTTATAATAACTATATGTTCTCGTATTAGGATCAGAAATTAAACTCATCCAATCATCAAATAGTTTTTTCACTAACATATCGTTATCGACATAAAAAGTTAAATTTATTGGCTCGTATAGTTTCTCATACGGAACTTCACGAAATTCACCAAATGTTCTGTTCTGAACAGTGGAATAATTTATTCCTGGAAGTTGAACTGTGTCACAGAATAATAAAATCTTTCTTAGATTACCTGGATTTATTCCAGCAGGTGGAGTAAATTCTACACCAAATCGATTGGTTCTTGCCAACGCACCAGTTTTAACTTCAGAGATAAACTGGTTAATTTTATTTGGTTTAGCATCTTTCCTTGCAGTGTCTTTAGTCAGGAATGGTAAATTAAGTGCCATTTTAAGCCCTTCTCATTTTCTTGATCGAATCCGACCAAATTTCTTGTTTACTTGCTCCGACAAATCTTTCAACTGGTAACAACATAGCGGTTGCCCAATCATCAGCATTTATTTGTCTAAATTGTGTTCTTACATGACCAGTTAAATATTGTTTAACACATGGTTTGGCTGCATCGAATCTAGAAACTCCATCCATAACTTGCCATGAATACTTTAGTCTAGTCGTTTCATCCATACGATTGTTAGATTTAAATACCAGCAGAGCATCTAAAAGTCTAATCCTTAAATGGTATGGAAGATAATGCATATTCAATCCCATGAATCCATCTGGTGTTCTACTGAATGGAAACACCAAAGGGAATCTGTCATAGTAAGGTAACTCTTTCTTTCCCTTTGGATCATAACCATACATGTATAATCTTCCAGGCATGATTCTAGTTACTAAATCATCGGTATTTCCACTTAACACTCTTGCTGGGGTGAGTTGTTGCTTAGTCAGCAGAGTGACTTGTTGTTCGAACCATCCTTTAGACTTTCTGACAGTGGTTGCCAAGTCATATTTGTTTCGTTCGAATACATCGAGCATTGTTGAAGTTTTAGCCATACTCTTATTTAGGTGCTAGACCCAACTCGTGTTCCGTTATAATTTTAAATTCCCATCCTCGATCTTTGGCGAATTCGCTTGCTGCTTCCCATTTTGCTTGATTTTTCATAAATGCTAAAGACTCTTGCAAGTATCGTTGGGTTCTCTTTCCTGGATAAATAGGTGGTTGGGTTTGTGTTTTTGGTTTAACTTCGACCAGATAGGTTTTACCTGTAATTACGGTAATCTTAAAATCAACAAAATACCGATGAATACGATTATCCGTTGGACACTTATAGGGTATAATTGTTTCCTCAGAACTCCACTTTAATACGCTAGGGTTTTTATCACACCATGAAGCGAACCTTGTTTCCCAGCTGGATCTCATAATAATGTTTGAAGGATCCCCTGTATATTTTTCTGGGAATATAGGAATAAACTTTCTCTTGTGGAACATAAATAACTAATTAGGATAACAATAACCATATTTAGGGTAAAAACAATAAATGGCAATCCTCTCCGACCTTAGAAATCAAGCAAATTCAGCTGTACAAGCTGTTCAGAATAAAGCAACATCACTTAGTGCTCCACCTTCTATGGGTAGTACTAGAGGTGCAGAATTGAGTAAAGGGAATGCTGAAGCGTCTCCTTATGAAGTAAAACAACATATGTATCCAAGTGATTTGTTATCAGATAATGGAGCACAATATGGTGGAAACTATGTTATATTTTACATTAACATTGCCATTGATTCTAAACTAGCAAAATCATTAACTGCAGATAATTTTGTAGAGAATATTACACCAAGAGATCGTGGAGATCTTATTGCTCAAAATTTAACAACTGGAAAGTTGTTTGCTGCGCAAACTGGATTAATTGTTGGTGGTGCTGTTGTTGGTGAAGCATTAGGTCTTGGTAATCTTTCTAAAACAGCAGCTGTGCTGGCTGAAGTTGGTGCAGCAACTACTACAACAATGGCTGCATCAGCATCTCGTGCGCAAAAAAGATTAAAAACTGCCATCGCTATGCATGTGCCGAATCAGTTACAAATTAGGTATGGTATGCAGTGGGGTGACGAAGACACAGGTGCTCTTCAAATGGCAACAACTGCTTCTCAGGAATTACTAGCTGCAGTTTCGGCAGGATCTGCCAAAGGATTATCAGATCCAGCACAAGCAATTATTACAAATTTGGCACTATCAAAAGGTCCAAATGCAGCAGGGTTATCCGCTGCAACTGGCATGGCATCAAATCCTAAAAAGGAACAGATATTTAAGGGAGTTGACTTTAGATCATTTAGTTTTGATTATCAATTCTTCCCACGAAGTGCAGAAGAAGCTGCCAATGTTTTAAACATCATTAAAACCTTTAAGTATCATATGCATCCTGAGTTTAAAGATAACAATAATTTTATTTACATTTATCCATCTGAGTTTGATATCTTTTACTATAATAATGGAATTGAAAATCAGAACATTCATCGTCACACATCTTGCGTATTAAAAGAGATGTCAGTTAACTATACACCCAATGGTGCATTCACTACATTTCCAAACGGTATGCCAACTCAGATTAATGTTACCATGATGTTCCAAGAATTGGCTCTTCTAACCAAAGACAAAATTGCAGAGGGTCTATAATGTACTTCGATCAATTTCCAAAGTTTTTATACGACTTTAAGTATGGTAATACTACAAAAACTACAGTTACTATTGACATAACAAGAAATGTTCGTTTTAGAAAAGAACTGTTAGAAAATATTGCTCTCTACGATGAGTATGATATTGTTGATGGAGAGACTCCAGAAATCATTGCTGAGAAGATATATGGTAATCCAGAATATCACTGGATCATTATGTTGGTAAATCAAAAACATGATTATATTTCTGACTTTCCATTAACGGAATTTGCGTTGGTAAAACATATCGCTAATGAATATAATCCAACTTTAACATCTACTTCTTGGTCATATAGTGGCAGTACTGTCACAGTGACAGTTCCACTTCATGGATTACAAGTTTCTCCAACAACATCTCTTACTGTTACTGGAGCTGTGGCTTCTACAAATGCACCAAATGGCACATATAATGTAGCTTCTGTAATCGATGCTAATAGATTCACATATATTGCATCTTCTGCGCCAACAGGAACTGCTAGCGGAACTTTAACTATTAACACTACAAATAAACAAAGTTATATTCGTCATTATGTTAATGCTGCAGGATTTATTGTAAACTCGACTGCCACGGGTGCGGTATCAGTATCTAATGATTCATATGAAAGATCTTTAAACGAAGCCAAACGAAGAATTAAAATAATTTCTCCAGAGTTAATAACGACTGTATTGACACAATTTAAAGAATTGATATAATGGCTTCTAGTCAACAATTGAGATTTGCTGGCGATGTCAGCATTAACAAAGTTAAAATAACTACTCAAAAGGGATTTGGGCAGGACATTACCACCCAAGTTTTAACTGTACAATTTTATGAAGATTTATTCTCACCATTTATAACTGGCAGTATAATCGTTAAGGAATCATTAGATTTTATTAACCTATTCCCATTTATTGGTGAAGAATATCTTGAATTAGACATAACAACTCCAGGATTGCAGGGCAAGGTTAATGGTCTCAAGGGTAGTTACTACATCTATAAACTAACAGACAGAGAATTGCTTGGGGATCGATCCGTAATTTATCAATTACACTTTGTTTCTGTTGAGGCTATAACTGATCTTAATAAAAAAATTAGTCGAGTTTTTGGAGATAAAGTTTCAGATTTAGTTAAACCATTTTTTGAAGATAAAGTTTTTGGATTAGAAACTAAAAAGAAAGTCTTTATTGAACCAACTTTAAGCAATGTAAAATACATTTCCAACTATTGGTCTCCAGTAAAAAATATTCAATATCTATGCGAACATGCAGTAAATACTAATAATACTCCAAACTATGTTTTCTTTGAGAACAGAGACGGATTCTATTTTATTAGTTTAGAACAATTGTATCAAGGTAAGATGTATCAAGAGTTTACCTATGACAAATACACTCGTGATAT